TATTCAAATCATCAGTTTTCACTTGAGTGTAATTCTTACCATAGGCTTTCTTTACCTCAAATTCAAGACCATGAGCTTTAATAAAAGCATAAGCTTCAGGTCTGCTCATAGCACCTGAAGTAATTTTCTTATTAGTATTAGTCAACATAATAACAAGGTTATTAGTAATAATAGATTCTCCAGTTGTTCTATTGACATAAGGTACATCATGTGGCAAGACAGAATCATCTACTTTTAGTTCGGTCTTTGAAGTTCCTTCATAGAAGGTCATACCTTCATAGTCAATACCATTGCTTCGTAGGTCAGCTTTAAGTTCTGCCAAAGTTGTTGCTGATGAGTTAATAACACTCTTTTTCTGGGTTTTAGTTGAAACCACTGTAATCTGTCTAGTTTCCATAATTTAAAATTTAAATGAATAATTTATTTATTATACTTTGAAATTCTTTTTTGTCTTTGAGTGATTGATATAAATCTGAAATATCTTTCGCTCCATTTATATTAGGTAATACTATATTAGTAAAACCAGTTAACTTAGCTAATTCTACACCATCTTTTAAGCCTGGTGCATCATTATCAAGTAATATGTAAATATTCTTATATCTAGATTTAAGATTATTTATAGCAGTATTACTAATACTATAACCTTCACCTTGTATAGCCAATGAAGGAATACCTATATTAGCCCATAGACAAAGGGCATCTTTTAAAGATGAACATATACATATTTTATCACCATTCTTAGGTACTTTAGTCCATAAACTTATAACAGATTTATCATGTTTATTACACCATTTGTAACCTTTTTTATTAAATGGTTGATAAATTTTAAGTGTAGTTTTTCCATCTTTGAACTCAACATAGGCATAAGCATACTTATCTGCACCAAATACCATTCTTCTACCATCTTTAATGATAATTTTATGTGATATTGGATATACATCAGCATACTTTAGCCATCTTAAAGAGATTCCATAGGAGTTCCAATAAACTAAATCATAGTTTCTCCACTTTCTAGTTCTACATTCTAATGCTATATTATTGTTTCCTTTATTTATCTTATAAGTATTAGTATGTTGTATTGTAGATTTACCTTTATATTTAGTAAAATCAGTGTAAATCTTATATAATACACTAGAAAAATCTAGATTCCACATCTTACCTAATAAACCAAAGATGTTCCCTCTTTCTTTAGTCGAAAAATCTATGTAAGTTATTCTATTTCCATCTGGGGAGAATAGTCCAAAAGAAGGGTTATTATCCCTTCTTAATGGACTATTTATTCTACATGGTATATTAGATACTCCCAAGTAATAATATACTATTTCAGCATCCGATGTTACTTTATAAATATCATGTAAACTTATAGATTTATTACCTGAGCTTATCATAATACATTATTTAATTTCTTTTATTAAGCATTCCAGAAAGGGTCATCAGATGCCTCTTCAGGAGTAGGAGCATCTGAAGTAGGCATCTCAAATGTAGTACTTGCAGGACTATACTCTTTCAAATCACATACTTCAAACTCTGTAGTAGCAAACCTACCATTATTTCTTGCTTCTTGAAGTTCTTTGTCTAGTTTACTATAATTAGTAACACTATTTTTCAAGAAACAATTATCATAGATAGTTTGATATTGTCTGCCATCATCTGAGTTTCTAATACCAAACAACACTTTAACTTTATTAGTAGGTTGCAAGGCAATAGAGTTCTTAACTTCAGTAATGTCACCATTAAATAGTGCATCCATGCTATCCAATCTACACTCAGAATCTTCAGGATTACTTACCATATACCATTTATTCTCTTCCTTATTATACTTCATAGGACTTGGTATATTAAGGAAATTGAGAATAAAGTTAGTCAATTTCTCCTCACCAATATAAGCAGGTCTATAATCTTTATCAAGATTAGCAGGACCATTCTTATACATAGGAATTTCATGATTCTTAGCTTGCTCTATAGTAACCCATGCAGTTCTACCATATTTATCAATCACCTGTACTTTAGTCTTATCTCTATTAAAGTTATAAGCTTTAGTAAGGAATAAAGAAGCACTAATAGGATCTACTTTAAATCCTGTTACAGCTTCATCAGGTTGTAACAAGAAAGTTAATCTCATATTAGGTACTGTTTTACCATCACGTTCAGTAGTACCTAAATATTCAGGTTCATTCTCAAGAGAAGTACCATAAATCTTTTCAAGTTCTGCTTTACTAGGATTAATACTTCTAACAAAGCATGAACCTATACCAATGTACCTTTTAAAAGATCCATCTACACTCTCTTTACCTTTGGCAATTGCCATAAATGATACTGATTCTTTCATAAGTTCTTTTCTTTAAAAGTTGTTTACTATATTATCAAGTTCTGTATTCTCTGCTGGTTGACCTTCAAGGTCTAAGGTATCATCAATTTGTACTTCTGTATTCTCAGTAGATTCTTCATTATCTTCATAAGGAGGAAGAACATCAGGATACTTAAATACAAACTTAGTTTCTTTAAGTTCTACACCATCTTTGAACTTACCTGTAGGTGTTACAACTCTGTCAATAAGCTCTTCAGTAGTAAAGCCATTAGTAATAGCTTTAGTTGCAGTATCAAGTACATCAATTACTGCTTGGATCTTATCTCGTGCTTCAGTAAGTTCTTTAATTTTTGCAGTTAATTTATCTCTTTTTGCAAGATGAGGATATAAGGTTGCTGCATTTCTTTTGAGGGCAGCTTTCTCTGATTTAGTGAATTGTTTCATTGTGTTATAAAAATTTTATGTAAAGTTATTAAAAAATTGGTTAGTCAACAAATATTTTTGACATATCTATAGTAAGGTTATTATCTTCATCAGAAGATGCAACCTCAAACTTCTTACCTCTAAGGTGTAAACATCTAGCTTCTCTAACTACATCATCTCCACCTTCAAATGAGATATAAGTTTTATTTTTCTCTCTATAAACCAAGCCAATAGCATCAGCTTCTCCACAGATAATATCACCTAATTTACCTGCTAAGTCAACTGTCATTTCTGATAATTCTTGACCTTGTTTATTAATTTGCTTATCTTTTACATGCGTTACAAGTATAAGAGTTTCACAAAGAGGTTTAAACATATCAATAAGTTTTCTTACTGCTTGTCTAAGATACAAATAACCAGAACCATTAGGCAAAGTTCTAATATCTGCTTTAGGATCATCTACAAATTTACCAGTCTTAGGGTCTTTCACATTAACTCCCTTAGCATCTTTAAGTTTGCCCCAAGAAGCTCCCATAGGTGTATTCTGATAAAGCATATTGGCATACCTGATAGCCATTTCTTCAAGCCTTGTGGCATTATCAATAGTGATAAACCTATAAGGCATAGCTTTAATCTCTTTACCTTTCTTAATGATAGCCTCTTTAATTTCAAACATATCCTCAGCTTTTCTAGCTTGAACAGCCATGACACTTAATGCCCTATAGCCATCCTCTAAGTCAATAATTAGATTACTGTCTAGACTAGCTACAATACTACTTTTACCTGATTTAGGTTTACCAAGTAGTATTAACAACTTTGGATTGTAAGACTTAGGCTTACTTCTTTCAGTTGGTAATTCAATCATCTTGTTTCTTTTTAAAAATGTTTATTAATTTAGTAAATAGCATTAGAGATACACTCTTTCTTTTTTCTTCTCTTAATTTATTAATAAAGTCATAAACTTTATATAATGCTGATAGATTCTCAGGTCTAGGTAGTTCATTGAAGGTACAAGTAGCACCATCAAAGAATAAGGCTATCAAACCTCCCATCTCACCATCTCTATTAGCAAGCACTTCAAGAAATCTGATATTATCTTTAAATTTAGTAATATCATATCCTTTATAATTATCAAGTTCATACTTAAAAGGACTAAATAAACCAAGTAACAAATTACAATCCCTACTAGTATATTTACTATCTGCAAGATTAGCTACTGTTGGTCTTACTTTACTCTCTTTAATAGCATCTAATCCTTCACCTGCAAAAGCTTGTTGTTGAATTGCAGCTATGGTAAAATTATATCTATCTCTTAATAGAATACAATATTCACTAAGTTTATCAATAGATTGCTTAAGAGTTAATCCTCTTTCAGTAGATACTAAAGATACATGGTCTATAAATATAATTCTATATTCATCCTTATCAGCTTGTTCATAATAATCAAATACATCAACTTCAGTAGTACCTTTTAAAGGGTCAGTAATCTTCTGTTTTCTAGTATGTACAGTACCATGTTCTTTGGCATAGGCTTTACATTCTGACCATACACCTGTTGGATTAGAAGATTCTGAGAATATTATATTCTCTTCAAAGAAATTTAATATATCTTGATATTGCTCAGACTCTAATAAATCTAATATTGCTTTATCAAGTGGTTTATCATTATTAGAACTAGCTAAATCTTTTGGAGATACTCTAATTTTATTATATCTATATAGTATATAAGACATAAATCTAGCTATTATCTTCTCTTTAGATTCCTCTAATGGATAATAGAATATCTTTACTCTTACTTTCTCAGGATATTGATAAGCATAGAGTAAGGTGTTATATATAAATACATAAGAAGCAAATTGAGTCTTTGCTCCTTTAGTACTAGAAGTTACTACATAATAACGCCCTTGCTCTATACCTAAAAAGTCATTTCTAAATCTTACAAAGGGTGATGGAATACTATTAACTCCTCCATTTAGTAGTTTATCCCTTCTCTCTTTGAAGTATGTAAGGTATCTATTTATTAAACTCATACTAACTCATTACACCAATCTTTGGACAATGAATCTTCTTGTCCTTCATTTTCTATATAAGAAGCTAGGTCTGAAGTTTCTTCAATATACATACCTTCATCTCCTTGTTTCTTAACATTCTTCCATATAAAGTATTTAAGAACTCTCATATAAGCATAATTACCATTGAAAGATTCTACATACTTTTTAGCAGCATTTACTATCTGCTCATTAGTATATTTAGTGCCATATAATTTGAAGAATTTCTTTAATCTTAATTTAGTATCTTTAAGATTACCTCTCCAATAAGTATTAGTACCTTCTTTTTTGCCTTTAGGAAATACTTCCATTAGCTCTTGTGCAAGAGTGTCTATGGAATCTTCTTTAGGAATACTTTTTTCAGCATCTAGTAAAATGTTAGAACAAACATCATCCCATCTTTGAGTGACAAATATAGATTTTCCAAGTAGGTTATTTGTTTCTACAAGAATCTCTTTATCTACCATCTCTTGGTATAGTTCATCAATGCTTACTCCAGATTTTACAAGTAAAAGCATTAAAAGTTCCTCAAAACTAATATTATATTTTGCACATAATTCTTCATCAATAGTTATTCTCATAATTTAATCTCATTTAAACTAGTTATTTTAACTACATAAGATTTATCATAATCAGCAATCATTTTATTAACTAATTCTTCCTCTCTTGTATTCTTATAGTAAGGAATAATAATAATAGGCTTTTTATGTCTTAATATACGCCCAACTTTTTGACAAGTCATAGTTTCTGAAGCATTAATTACTCCAAATATACCTACTTGACAATTAACTAAGTTGACACCTTCATTAAGACAATTAACTGCTACTATATGGTTAATTTCACCATGATTGAAGTTATCAAGAACAGTAGTACTATAAGGATTCTTACTATGAATAGCATTTAATCCTAGCACTATTGAATGTTCAATGTCATTAGCAAATGTAAGACTTCTAGCACCTTTAGTCATGCATAATTTAATACATTGTTTAGTGATTGAGGTTCTTTTATCTGATAGCCATTTAAGTCTTTCACTAGCTAATCTAAGCCATTTATTTTTAATAATCTCAGTTCTAGTGCCCATAAACTTTCTTTTATACCAATCTATTAAATTAGATTGATTATAATACCATTGAGCTTGAGTACATAGAACTCTATACCTTCTTGTTTTATCTTTCATGGCTAATCCTTTTTGTGCCCATGAAATTTCAACAGGAGGAGTCTTAACTTTCTTATTATATTCTATATATTCAGTAGCTTTGATATTATCCAAAGTTAAAGGGTATAGATATACCATAGGATGTTGTAAAACTTCTTCAGTAGCTTGTCTCATAGATACTTTATAGCAGTATAAATTAGTAAAGGTATCTTTAAGTATATACCTAGTATCTCTACTAACAGTAGCTGATAATAAAGTAGCATATTTGTAAGTAAAACTACCTAATGCTTCTCTACATCTTTCAGTAAGATGATGTACTTCATCAAATATAATGTAATCCCAATTATCTGCATACTTATATAAGGATACATAAGTAGTAAAAGTATAAGTACCTTTAAAATCAGGATACCATTTATTTAATTCATCTTTCCAGTTTTGCTTAAGCACATTACGTGGTACTACTATGAGTATCTTTTCAGCTTTATATATTTTAGCTAACTCTATAGCAATACTACTCTTACCAAAACTTGTAGGTAATTCAAGTAGTTTATTGTTATTAGTGATAGCTTTAATTTCTGAAAGTACCACTTCTCTTGTTATACTCATATTTCAATAATTTTTTTACAAACTCTTTTCTTTGTACCAGTAGAGTCTTGCTTATTATACCACACTTGTAATCTATAATGTCTTTTTCTAGTTTCCACTATTTCAAATCTAACATCATATAAATACATTTGTGCAGATATTATAAAAGTTAAGGCTACTACTATACAAATTAATATTAATACTATATCTGGTGTCATAAAAACAAGGTTATAAAAAGTAAGTAAGGAGTTAATTGTCCTTACTTACTTTGTTAAACATACTAATCATCTAAGATTTCATACTCAAATGACTTAGCATTTAGATCTTCAGCAATAGACTTGAAGTAAGTTTCAAGCCTTTCATTAATAGACTTAAGAGACCACAGACTTCTTTGTTTACCTTCATGCATAACTTTCTTGTTAAGTTTAGGATTCAAAGGTGTCTCAAGCATATAATCATATGCTTCTTTACAGATTTGAAGGTTCTGTTTAATCATTCTATTTCTAGTAGTCTTAAACACTAGTAACTCTTTCTTCACTTTAGGATTCTTCTTACCTTCAGTGAAAGTAACAGTCATTTTGTGAGTATCATAGCTAGTTTTTGGGTTTTTTAAGCACTCCTGCTTGCTTA